CGGCTCGTAAGCATGAATCTTAGCAGTTGAATTGGTTAGAACAGATATCATAGATGTCCATGCGCCAAAATAGGCACCAATGTCAACATATACACTGTTTACTGCTCCATTTTGAGGAGGAATTTTCTTCTCCAGTAATTCTCTACAAATATGCAACTGTGTCACATCACCATCATTCACGCATTTAATATTATTTACACTAAATCCTTGAAAATGACTAAATAACCCTATCATAAATAATCTATTATATCATGCTAAAGACATCTTTAATTAGTGGCAAAGCGTTGTGTCCATTGACGAGCTTTTTCTTCATATAATGCTTTATCCGATTTATAGAGATCTGCTATATCAGGAACTAACGGGTCGTTAGGATTTGGATCTGTTAGAAGCGAAAGAATACTAAGCAAAACTTTACTAATTGTAAGTGCGGGTGACCATTGAGTTTTCAATATGTCTAAGCAAATGATTCCAGCAGAATTAATATTTGGGTGAAAAATCTTCGTTGTGAAATTTACAGAAGGTGGTTTAAAAGGATAATCTGCTGGAAATTGTATACGAAGCTTAAATACGCCGCCAAAAAAAGGCGAATCTTCAGGTCCAAAAATCATGCCTTCCCACAGATAAATATTTTCATCTATTGGTCCTGCTGTACAATTTGCTGGCGGATCTTTAGTAATATCTTCAATTTCTTTTAATATACGACGGCTTGCGGCCATTCAAGTCTACTTACTAAAGTATAGGAAATCCTTAGGCTTAAACGACAAACCCGAAAAATATCTAGGGTTAAATGATATATAGTGAACAAGTTGTTGATATAGGCCTTGCTGTTGGAGTAGTTGTATGTATTGTTCTTTGCTGCGTTGGAACAATTATAACTAGTCTATATTACAACCGCCGCCAGTTCCGGCCGCGTGAGGATAGCGGTGAATCACTTGTATAAGAAATATCCTAGCAGAATAGAATTAATTACTAAATTGCCGATCTGAAGAATATCTTTTTGTTCTTTTTTGGCAAGACGAAGCATTGAAATATAGAGACCATAGGAAACTGTTGCGACAACTACAGCTAGTTGATTGCGCCAACCTTTAAAACGGACAGCAATAAATACTAAATTAAACACATACATAAAAAGCACATAATTTAAGAATAAGGTTCCTGCTGTGGGTCCTAGAACCGCATTATAATCTTCAACATCAGCGGTATCACCCATTTTATATTCAGAATCTCCAATATATTTGAATAAATATGAAATAGCACATTCATTTCTCATAAGACTCCATGAAATAGAAAGTAAGAAAAAATATACTAAATAATATAAATCAAATCTTGCCGGAGCCCACAGGAAATAAATAGAAAAAATAAAGGATAATACTACATGTACAAATCCTACACTTTTTTGAAGTTCTAGCATACCCTATTAAATTCAGCGTTTTTTCTGCGTGAAAAGCCGCTGCTTCTTAGGACCAGATGGACCACAACGCACTTTGCGCATTGTTAGGCCACGAGTTTGTAGGACAGACTTTGTACAGATAGCAATCGCCGCAGATTCTTTAGCCTGTCTTGTTCTAGGTTTTGTGCGCAACTTGATAGTTTGCCGGACTTTTCGCACGCAATGACAGAAGTTTTTAGTTAGACTCATTTGTAAGTTGCCAAGAAATTTACTATATCTTTTTCAAGAAGTTTTAGTGAATTATTAATAATTTCCGTATGAAACATCCAATTATCTAAAGCATGTTCGGATGGATCTGCTAGTGATTGTAAACCTGGACGAGTAATACGAATACAGATATGCTCAGCTTCTGGCATATTACTTTTAATATACTCATATTCATGCGGATATCGCCAGTCACTAATTACAAATCCTCCCTGTTTGGAACTCTTAATTTTGTCTAGCACATAGGAAGCAAAGATATTGATATTCTCTTTCTTAGCTTCCGCTGAATCAGCGATAAGTAATTCACGAATTGTTTTTCCCGTCTTAGCATCTAGCGAATTTTTACCCTCGGGAGTATCAAAGAGACTGCGTTCTAAACCATATTTTACAGCAACAAAGTCTTTCAAACTATCCGCAAAAGCAACGCGTTGAAGATCGTATTTCTTCCAGAGAATAGATGCCATTGTATCCTTACCAGCCCCAGCATAACCAGAAAGCCATATCACAATCATTTATCTTATTTGTCTGATATATTTTATGTCGCCTCAAGTTTTTTCTTCTTTACAGAATAGAATATGGGAGATAGCAAAAAATGGTTTCATCTATTTGCCGCAATTGTTGTTGTAGTCACTACACTAGTAATTAGCATCAAAGGAATGACGAGTACGCAATCCACCGCAGGTAAAGTTCTATTAAGTCTTCTCATTACAGTGTGTGCGCTCTATCTTGCGTTCCAACGTTCCACATATCTGCCCTTTTTGGGTGAAACAGTAATGCCGTGCTCTCTCTTAAAAGAACAGACACCGGAAGCTGCGAATTATACGAAACGTGTTACTGTACAGGGACCGGGTCGCAAGGTGTTATTCTGGGCTGCCGAGCCTGATACCGAGCATCTTGAAAAAATAAATGACTGGAGGAAAGCATATCTGGGCTTTCACAATGCGGGTGTCACCATCGTAGGCGAAGATAATACCGCAGTTCTACAAGTCCGCACACCGCAAGCATATACGGTCCCTATGAAAGGCCGACTAGAAGCCCATATTCACTATCGTGTATGCGGAGACAATGGATTTCTAGGACCGGTTCAGACTGTATTCTTAGAAGAACCCAATGCTCCAGAACCAAAACTAAAGGAAGGTGAAAAAGAACCCTTTTTTGTCGCACCTGATTCTGATGAGCAGCAATGGGCTTCCGCTGTATAGACACATAATCAAAATATATAATTTCAAACAGTTAAACTGCTGGAAATTATGGTAATCTAAGCATATAAAATTTATTCACCCGCACCGATTGTGTTATTGCCGCCCCGCTTTCCGAGCAAGTCACGCTGACCCGGTGTGGTGCACACGCATCCAGTTGATGACGTGTATGAAGACGGGCAGCACTCAGGCTTGCTCTGATTGTTGGCGAACATGTAAAGGTGGTCGTCGTCAATAACAACCTCAGGGCCAGTCAGAGGCTCATTAGGAGCAGGTCCACGCCAGTCAGATAATCCGTGCGCCGGCTTCTTCACTAAATTATCATAGGTACCAATCGCAACATAATTGCCGGAAGCAAGAGAAGCCGCGGGGGAAAGAGGAGGATTTACAAAATTTTCAATGAATGTTTCCTCCATAGATGCCTGCTGATTTACATAGCCGAGGGCCATGAGAACATTAGCAAAAAATAATAGTCCCAGCATTGTCATCAGCCATACAAAATTAAGCTTCATCTCTATCATTCCTTACTAAAATTTTTTTGAACTAATGAATATGTTTTAGACAAATCTGCTAAACCAACTTCCGAGAAATCCCGCACTAAATATCCATCCACAACAAAATTTCCCGATTCAGTAAATAAATTGTATAATTTTTGTCCTGATTTAACTGGTGTAGCAGTAATCCATGGAATTTTTTCTACTGAGCCCCATTGAACTCCATTATGAGCCCATACTCCAGCAGTCATGCCATTATATAAGGTTGCGCCATCTTCCACTACTATCTCCACAACACCGCAGACAGTTGTAAAACCACCGAAACATTCAATCATATCACCACATACAACTGCGCTCAATGGTTTCCAATCGCCATCTTTTAGATTTACAGTAAGAAGACCGTCAATTCCGGCTTCAATATTCTCAGGGTTTTCATTTTGTAAAGGCTGTCCCGGATTTAGAAATTCAAATACATGTTTCTTCCATGCCTCAATTCCATCATCATCGTCCTCCGCAATTTCCTCATAATCTAGCAGTGTTAAAACACCGGCCTTACTCTTAACAGGAATATGTCTGCTTGTTGTATTTAGATTATAAAGTATTTTTTCAGCAGGTGCTGGGACTGCTTCCGGGTGATCTTTCGCAGCAATTGGTTTTCCAGCGGATACTTCAAGCATATGTGTAGGACTCATTATTACTCCATGAATTGAGACCAGAGGTTCATAATTTGAAAGAGGCACCTGAAATTTCATAGTCGCAGTGACATATGACCTGTCTGCTAGCATATCGCCCACTTTAACTTCGGAAATGGGTTTAGTGGAACCATCAGCTAGTATCACGGCTGTATTGCCTGCTATACAAAAAGCAGATTGTGTTATTACACCAGCAATTACACCTGCTAGAATACCTACAACAGCAATTCCAGCAAAAACGAGCCATGAAACAGGAGCAAGAAAAGCAGCAAAGATAACCATAAGAGCAATTAAAATACCAATTATAACAGCTAGAATATAAAGAGCAAATTGGATAAGTGTAGTTAATGATACAAGTACTCCAATTAAGGCCATAGCCATAGCAGTAATGGATGCCATAATTTTTCCCATAATATTCAAAAGATGTGCGAAAGTTTCTTGAATACGAATATATGTTGCGGCAAATCTTCTTTTAACAGATTCCATAATTTGATTGAAAAAACTGGCTAATTTATTGCCTAATTCACCCAGAGCACCTATACCCGACATGATTCCACCGACAATATCTTTTTGTTTTTCCTGAATTACTTTAACTGGATATGAAACAGTTTCAATTACATCTTTTGCCAATTTACCTTGGCAGAATTGAAAATTATCTTTCGTAAATTCAGCCACTGTTCGTGTATCACTATCAGGCTTATATAAATATGCGGAAGCAACTACACCGGGGTCGCATCGGCGAAGAGCCCAGTTTGCCATAATTTCTGCTCGTTGACCGTAACTGAATGCAGCTGCTAGACCAATAAGTAGAATAATATTAACACCTGCGACTTTCGCATCCATCCCTGTCATATTTGGTCATTATTTATGGGCCATTCTACCGTTTCTTTTCTATCACATCTTTAGAATGGGAAGCAAAGTCAGTAAGCCTGTAACTACTACCACAGCCACTACAGCTCCTACAGCCACTACAGCCACTAGCAATACAGGAGCGGGCACTGGTCTAACTCAACCTGCTCCTCCTTCAGTGACGCCTGCTCCCGCTGCTCCTGCCCTGGAAACTGTAACAGAAGTAACAAACGCCCAACAAATACAAAGAGGTTCACGCATTCGTGTTCTAAAGGATTCTCGTACTCGTGCTCGTATGCGTAGAAATCGTAATCATAGAAGCCACAGACGGCAAAGAAATAGACATGGTAGCAGAAGCCGTAAGTAAGCGTTTATCAAATAGATAGGAGTTTATATTGTTAAAGCAGGGGATGGACACTGAAGAAAAAGAAAATCCATTTATAAAACCAGGTATTTTAATAGCTGTTTTTTCAATTGGAATTGTGCTTATTTTAGGCCTCGGCACATCAAAGGAAGTCGCCCAGAATTGGCCAAAATATAGATGCCAACCACATATTATGCCAATCGCAGGCATTTATGGATATAATGCGCAGGAGAATATTGAATTCTGTCTTAAGAATGTATTCTTAAAGGAAGCCCCTGGTGTTCTAGCACCAGTGTATGAAGCCGCTAGTTCTTTGAATTCCGCAATGGCTTCTGCTGGAAGTGGTTTGATGAGTGTTCGTACAACTTTATCCGGTCTAACAGATGGAATATCTAGTGTAGTTCGGTCATTCAATAAACGTATTCAAATGATCATGCAGACACTCAAGGGTAAGTTTAAAAATTTAGAAAATTTAATGGGGCGTGTAACAGCACTCTTCTACGCAATTATGTATTCCGGTATAACTGCTCTAGCCGCCGGCTCTACATTCGCAAAAGGTACTGTTGGAACCTTCCTAAATACATTTTGCTTTCCAGCAGGAACTCCAGTTCTCTGTGAAGATGGAACTTATAAATCCATTGAGACTTTAGTTGTAGGAGACCGATTGGCATCCCATGCTGGCTCAAATATTGTTCAAAGCACCTTTGTATTTGACGGTTCGCAGACAAACATGGTATCAATTGAAGGAGTTGTTGTAAGCACCAATCACTTTATTCGGCATGGAGGCAATTGGATTCCTGCTGGAAAACATCCTTCTGCCGTTAAAGCAGAATCTCATAAAACAATCTATTGTTTGAATACATCTCGGCACAGTTTCTGGGTCAAGAATCTGCTTGTTGCTGACTTTGAAGAAAGCGATGAAATAGCCGGTATTGTTCAAGCAGAAGTGGAGTCACAACTCAATGGATATAGTAGCACACTAGCAGATGAGACAGATTATAGTTTGGGAATTAATCCTGATTATGAAGTTGCCACAGCAAAAGGATGGATACCTTTGCGAAATATTACAATTGGAACTATCTTAGAGGATGGAAATATTGTTCGCGGAATTGTAAAAGAAGGTGTTTCAAAAGTTACAGGCACAGGATTTGCGAAAGCGCAACTGATTTGGTCTGAAGGCCGGTGGAAACGACAGCATTCTGAACCGCTTATTTATAAAAAACAGATTTTATGGCAACTTCTGACAGATAGAAATGTGTTTCGGGTAAGAGAGCCTGCTGGAAAGGAATTATCTGTGCGGGATTATGCGGAGATAAATGATTCTTCACTTGAAGATATGTATTGGGTCTCATTAATGGGACGGTAGGACCGGGACTGCTCTACTTTGCGTAAAATTGTCTTATTTTTCGGACTGCTCTGCTGTGCGTAAAATTGTCTTATTTTTCGGACTGCTCTGCTGTGCGTAAAATTGAACATTTAATTTCAACTATAAATTATGTAAGAAGAAATGGATGTTAAAATGTATGAATCCACCAAAAATGCGGGAATTTATGCCGCTGAAATCAAAACACCAATGTCTGATATAATTGATACCGTACACATTGCGCTTCTATTGGATGTTAGCAGCAGTATGGAAGGAGATCGCCTTGATGCGCTCAAGAATACTTTGAAGGCATTCTTGCGTTGCTTGTCAGCACATGACTGTCTAACGATTATTACTTATTCATCATCCGCAACTGTTCTTTGCTCATACTCAGCAATTGGAAAAAATGAGATGTACTGGTCTAATCTTATTGAAAGTCTTAGGGCTGACGGGAATACAAACATTGAGGCAGCGTTTGCTACTCTTGCCCGCATCTGTCAAAATCCTCCTCATTCTATTATTCTTCTAACAGACGGAAATGTTAATATGGGTGCTTCATCTGCTAGAGCAATCTTACTTCCACTAGAAACAAATCGGGGTCTTTACGGAACAGCAATTTTCACCCTGGGATTTGGCGATGACCACAATCAAATTATGCTGCGTGATATTTCATTAAACACACAGGGTAATTATTTCCATTGCGATAAAGCCGAGAATTTGCCACAGACTTTCGGATCTATCTTAGGTATTCTACGAAATCGGTCTATTGAGAAGATTATTCTGGATCTCCCTAATGAATATGAATGGCTAGAACGTTATATTCCAAATGACAAACGGAGTATTTCCATTAACTTTCTGCCTGGGGGTATAACCCAGCGTTTTGTCTTCAAGAAGAAAACAACTGAACTCATCTCAGCGCCTTATCTGAGTATTCAATGTTCAATCAGAGGCCAAGGAACTCAGCATTATATGACCTTTAGTTCTTCAACACACCACAATCCACTAGCAGATGCGGAATATGCTCGTCTTCAAACCCGTGATTGTATATCAGCCGCAACTAATCTTCTAGCAGATTCACAGAACTTGGTTGCCATAGAATTGCTGGAAAAGCATCTTACATACCTGGAGTCAAATTCTGAAATTGTACATTTACCGGAAGTTATGGCCTTGCGTTCCCTTATTCTGGACCTCCTTGATAATATCAAACAGAAGAGGGCGGCACATAGCATTCTTTCACAGATGACTTCTATTACAACTTCTTTGGCAGCACAGCGTAATTCAGCATTTGATTCTCCGGCCCTGGAGCAATTATATACAACGAGTGCGATGCGTTCACAGACAATTCAAGTTACAGCAGAATATGACTCTATATTACAGAGTAAGGATGCCACCAAATAATAGTGGTTATAATTCAAATGGTAGTTTTAAAAGCAGTGATTTTCCGAATGAGATTAGAAGCGCGGTAAAAAGAGGCATAAATCCGCAAACACGAAGACGCGGATTAGAGTATCTTGCTGGAATTAAATATGGGAAACAAGTAGAAATGCCTCCTAAGCAAGCACCAAAATTTAAGTTAGGCAACTTTGCTGGAAGTGCTTTGGCAGAACTAAACGCAGCAAATGCTGTGGCAGCAGCTAAAACACAGCGTAACAAAAAGAGGGCAGCTATTTTACAGAGTGCTAAAAATAGAGGAAAATTAGCCTCTAAGGACCCCAAATTTTTAGGATTACCTGTTGTTAATTTTTCTAATAATGCTGGAAACGCAGAAATTTTTGCTGAATCTTCTGCGGAAAATCTTGGCAATAAACAGAACGGAATGGCGGCAAATGCTGAGTTAAATAATTTGTTAGGTGGTTTACCTCTGGCAAATGCTCCTGGACAGGTTGCTAAGCCTGCAGCTCCAGGACAGGTTGCTAAGCCTGCAGCGACTGGTTCGCTCCCTCCGGGTACTACGGTTAAGAACAGCGGCTTTGGACCCAAGTACTTCATGAACTTTGAGCCCTCATCAAACGCCACATTGTCTGCGTTCGGCACAGGCGGCAAGGCCTCAAACATCAACACGGGTGGCATTAATAAGAGCACAAACTTGATGGGCCCTTCTGCTTTTGCTCCTTCTGAGACTAACTTTGGCAATGCGGGTGGAAATACGCAGGCGGCGGCCGCCGCTCGTCTTGCTAAGGCGCGTGCAAATAATCCCAACTATGCGCTTACAAATGCTGAGCTCAACGCGGGGCGTGTTGGTAACACCATGATGGCTGCTGCTAACGCAAACTACAGCGGCGGCTTCAAGAAGAGCAATGCGGCTAAGGTAAACAACTTTGAGCCCTCATCCAATGCCCTCCTCCCCGGCTACGGCACTGGTGGCAAGGCCTCAAACATCAACAAGGGCGGCATCGCCCTCAACACAAATCTACAGGGCCCGCTTGCCCTTGCTCCTTCTGAGGCTAACTTCGCCAATGCGGGCACCAATACACAGGAGGCGGTAGCTGCTCGTGTACAGGCGATAAAGAATGCGACGGCTGGCACAAACACGCCTTTTGCTCCTTCAGGCGCTAGTTTAGGCGACCTCAATGATGCGGATCTAATTGTTGATGTTGTCTTTAGTGATGTAAAGTCCATACCTCGTGGCGGCAAGATTGGCGTTAACCTAACGAAGAAGGATGGCTCTAAATTTTTGGGTCTTCCCTCAATGAGTGTCGGTATGCCCGGTATGCCCGGTATGCCCAAGTTTAGCATGCCGCGTTTTTCAGGCCCGAAGATTGACCTCTCATGGCTCAAGTTGCCTAAATTCCCTCACTTCAATCTACCGGAGACGGATATCTTGGGCATGCTTGGCAGGTTCCTTGCGGCTTTACCATTACCTACCAGGGAACAAATCGTTGCTGCTCTCAAAAAGGGTGGCAAGTTCATCGGATTAGTCCTTATTTCACCGCTCCTCTTGGCGGCCTGGCTCTATGAGCACGGTTTCAATCTCAATATCAAGCTAGATGGCCTAACTGGTGGCCTCATCAGCCTTGAGGACTTCTTTTTGGGCGGCAACCAGCCCGCAGTCAAGGAAATCGGTCGCAAGCTCAAGATGGCAACGGATATCGCCAAGCGTATCGTGACAAACACGATCGCCGAGCAGGAGTTCCTCCAGAAGCAGATCAATGACAAGACACGCACGGCGGAGTCAGTTAAGCAGCAGATCTTAGCCAGTCTTGATTCACAGATCGCAAACATTAAGACCACCTTAGCGAATCTTTCAGCGGATATCAAGCAGGTTACGGTTGACCCCGAGTATGACAACTTGATTGATGAGATTGACTTTGAGGGATACAAGGCTAAGGCTTCTAATTCTGCGAATGTGGTCTTAATGGCCGAACTTAATATGCTCTTAGACTCCATCCAGAAAGCCTACGAGGGTATGGCATTAGGCGATGAAGCAACTGTTGCACAGAAGAATGTTGAGAAGTTCAAGCAGATCCGCAAGAACTTTGATGATATGCTTGCTCTCCCGCAGAAGATCCGCGATGAAGTTGCGAAGACAGCCGCGCCCGGTGTAGGTGCTAAGCTCAAGGAACTCGGCCGCGATGCTCGTTCCCGCACTGCGAAGTTGGGATACAATGTTGGTCAGTTCTTCTCCCGTGGTGCGACCCGTGTTGCTTCTATGTTCGGACGCGGCCAGAAGTTCAGCAATGCCAACCGTAGCCGCAAGAATGCGGCGGCTGCTCGTAATAATGTACAGATGATGAATAATCCCATCGGTGCGGGTGAAAAGAAGCCGAGTTTCTTCAATCGTCTTAAGGGCTTTGGCTCAAGGGCCGCCGGCTTTTTCAGCCGCAAGAAGAGCCCGAATGTTGCGGCTGCCAACAGAGGACTAAACGCGTACAAGAATCCTCTACTCAAGGCCAAGTACCCTGCCGCAGCCGCAGCCGCTTATACGCGCAAGAACCGTCGCTACAACCACTAGATTTTCTAGACTAAAAGCAGAATGGGAGACGCTTCCGAGACAATTCGTGCTAGAAGGGCAAAGACATTTTACAGTTTTCAGGCAGCCGCCAATAAAATCACACAAGCCAATACGAACTGCGGAACATGCGCGGAAAAAGCCCCCGCCTCCGGCACTGCGTGTACAGTCAATTTCACAAGCTATGAAGCAAAACTTCTATATTTGGAAGGCAAAAACGCACAAGTTCCCTGTGCGACACAATGTACATCTTAAACATTCCAGCAACAATAGAATAGAATGGAAAAAACTCAAGGAGCTCGCGTCAAGGAATGTGTAACACTCTGGCGTAAGCTAACTGTAGACCTTGGCATCCCGCATACATACGAGGGCATGCTAGAACTCAAGGAGGAAATTGATAAATACATTAAAACTGGCGAATCTTTCAAGGGCGAAATAGAAATCCCTGCTCTTGGCCGTACAGCATCGGTTGACTTCCCCCGCGAATCTAGCAAAGATGTAACTATTACTCTTAAAGTTACGACTAAATCGCAAACAACATAGCCGCCCGACCTCCGTATATACGCAGGACATTCCAAGTAGTCGTCCATAAATAAAGTTGGAGAGGCGGAAATCTCCCAAATCGGTCACACTGCATTGTAAACGTAATTTCTTTCCGCGACAATTTATCAAAGTTGGCTAAACCCTTTGGTTGATATGGATTTCCTAATTCTTTATCATCCCAAGAGCCTGGACCGTGACTGAATGGATATACATATATAAATCGCCAGAAATGCGGCGCTTTACGATAATGTATCAGCGGGAGCAATGTTCTAAATAAGGAGGGAGACGTATGCCGGAATCGCTGAGTTCCGTTATAATACAAGGCAACTTCTGCTAGTGGCTCGGAGTATGTGTACTGAAAACGGTCAGTGGTTGTATTCCATGGAGCAAAAAAGGATGTATCAGTTCCCGATAAATCACGAGTAGCTAAGAAAGGATTATTAAAACGGTCGGCTTCCGGATTATGAAACATCCAAATGATATCCTGTGTAGGATTATTGAAAGGTATTGTTGTACGAACATAAGGTTGTCCGTTTGTATTCTGAACACCCAACGAATTGTATAGTGGAACTTTGTATTCTAAATCCGACTTTCGTAAATTAACTGCTTCATAGTCATCCACTGAGATATATTCCACTAGCAAGTAGGCGTCTTGAAAATGGAGTTTATCGGGAACTGCTATACCGGGTATTATGCGGCCATTTACACCATAGAAAGGAGTAAGTTCACTAGCACTATATATCTTTGTAGGCGACGTATCATCCTGTTGATAAAAGGTTGCTCCTTGTAAAGCAGGCATAAATCCAGGTGGATTACAAGCCTTTTCCACATAATTAGTATTAAGTTCATTCATCCGAGCGGTAGTATAATAGATATTTTCAACACCCGCGAATTTAACCTGACAACGAACTGTATCTACTGAAAGGGCTTCAATCGGCAAACTCTGTGCTAGATTCTGTGTAAACCAAAAGGGAAGGGGAACACGAACTGTTAGTGGTTCCAAGGCTAAAAGAGAAAATGCTGTGTAATTCTCAACACGACCAATAAGTTGATTTTTAACGGGCAATTTTTCAGGCGGCTCATAGAGTTCATCCAGTACTTCTAGCAGACGACCATCTAATGTGGCAACAGCCACACCGCCGATTTCCAGTGTAATGCTTTGAATAATAGCATGTCCTACACTATTTGTCCAACCAAATGTGGGTCCGAGAAATTTATTACGTGTTAAAATGGAAGCATCTCCTGCCGCTATAGCAGCCCGATTCTGTACTGAATAAATATCGGGTAAAGTTACTACCAGAAAAAGCCGATGAATGAAATTGGCACGGCGCGGAATACTGATAGATGCTTGAACTCCAAAATCGGGCAAATTATCAAAATCCACGCGGACAAACTGAGCCGCCCAGCGTGTTGTGGATTTATAGACATTGATATATCGGTCAATTGAAGGAATTCCTTTTGACCCCGGTTGGAGTCTTTCATCTTGAAGCCCACGAGCAACAATTTTGAATAAATCTGGCACAGCCATCTCCTGTTGATTACCCAGACTATTTGTTTACTTATTTGCCTCATATAAACCAAGTGTCCGAGCAGAAGGGTCAGTTGTTTCAGGTGACCACTGCGGCATCCACATATGCGGTATTAGAGTCGCAGAAGCGGAACCGTATGCTTCTTCATAGACACGACGATACCAGCGGGCCTCATCCGTCTTGGGTGGATTATGCTTGTATTCCTGCTCCTTTCCAGCAAATTGAGAAGCAGCGGCTTGAAGCATTTGAAACCATGAATTCTCTTTGCTAGAAACCCCGTCGCTAAATGCCTCCTTTCGCCGCCACAGAATCTCATTGGGCAGCAAACCCGTACCTTCAAAGGCTTTGCGGAGCATCCACTTTTCGGGTTGAGTCTCGGATGGCATAAACATACTTGTCGGCAGCCTACGAACATAATCTACAAGTTGCCGGTCCAAAAAGGGTGTGCGTGACTCAAGTCCATGAGCCGCCATAGAACGCTCGGAGCGCAATACATCATAGCAATGAATTTCGCCTAAAAGCCGCTCAATCTCATTCTCAAAGGCTTGTTCATTGGGCGCACGATAGAAATAAAGATATCCACCAAAGAGTTCATCACTTCCATCACCATTCAAAATAACTTTGATATCCGTATTCTCCTTAATCCACTTTCCGAGCAGCCAATTTCCCGTTGAAGCCCGAACACTTGTAATATCGTAGGTTTCCACAGCACGAATCGTAGGCTCTACCGCTGCTAGGAACTCGGCGGGAGATAATACAATTTCATGATGAACTGAGCCAATATGAGCTGCTACTTTCCTCGCAGCGACTAAGTCGGGTGTGTCCAAGCCGAGACCAATAGAAAAAGTATGAAGTTGCTGCCCCGCTTCGGCAAGAATCTTCGCTGCTAGAGCCGCAACTAAACTACTATCAAGTCCACCCGAGAGAAGAGCGCCCACTGGTCTATCTGAAAGCATGCGCTTCTCTACAGCGGCCACTAAGTAAAGACGAATCCAAACCTGTAAATCTCCGGCACATTCATCAGTATTCGCAAGGAATTGCTGCTTATGCCATGTGAGGGCCGTCCATGGCTTTACAATAGGCTCATACCCCACCTTGAAAATACCATAGGATGACGGCGGGAAAATGCTAATATCCTTTACTGTTGAGCCAAGAGGCACTAGTCCCTTAACTTCCGAGGAGAAACAGTAGGCTCCACCTGTTAAACGACCCATGAAAAGAGGACGAACACCAAATGAATCACGACCTACATGAAGTGTCTCAGAGGGAATGTGATAGGCCACAAACGCAAAAACACCATCCAGCAGACGACAGACATCGCGACATGACAAACGCTCCAAAAGCCATGGAATTACATAGCAATCAGAGCCAAGATATTCTGCTGGAATCCCGAATCTAGTAGCAAGTTCCCTGTAGTTGAAGATTTCACCATTACAGATGACACGCCATTCGCCCCCCGGTGATTTCATAGGCTGATTTCCGGCGGAAGTTAGTCCATTAATTGCTAAACGAGTAAAACCAAAAATACATTGATCTATATCAATCACACTCATATATTCTGGGCCTCTCGGCAATAGCTTTTTTACACATTCTTCGCAGGTTACCGTGTCGGCAGACTTAGTTAAGCCGAAGTAGCACCAAATTCCACACATTACTTTGAATGAAGAAGTAATTAAACGGCAATAACCTCAGACACCATAACCTCAATAGGCTCCGGCCGCTCAGTTGAGGGAACAGGAGCAGGCGCGGGTGTAGGAGATACCAAGTTATCATCCGTTGGCTCATATGGATACGCGGAAGCAGCGGACTTAGTCTGCTGGAGCCACAGATAGTTTGCTAGGAAGAGCTGACGGGGAATGTCCTGAGAATTGACCCATGCTGTACACTCTGCCCAAGTAAGTGTAAGCTGAGCCGGGCGCAGACGATTGAGGTAATGGTCCTGCATATCATAGAGGAGACGACGCAGATACTTAGGCGCATCCCTGCTGGGAAGACTGCGTGCCTTGAATACGTCACAATAGGTCTGGTAGAGAACCCGTGTCTGTGCCTTGAGTCGCGCCCATAGAGCATCAAAAGCCTCCTTATCCTCCGGGAAATGATGCATGTAGGCATTCAGGCTACCCTT